GGATTGAAGAGTCGAAGATGAGGAAGATGTTGGCGGAATTGTTTTCCCCGGGCGAATTGGATTTGACTGATTGGAAGCTAATGGCCAAGAACAAGATAAAGGCGTCTCGTGATGCAAATGCTGATTCGAAGGTCGATCATTCTCAGACGATTATGTATCTTGAGTCTAGCTCGGCTAATGCCATGTTTTCGAGCATGACGAAGAGGTTCAAGAAGACGCTTGACGAGTTGCTTCATGATCATATATCGTTAAATGCGCAGGAGTCGTCTGAGGCGCATGAGACTTGGTATAATGCTCAGGAGCCTCGCCGTAGGCTGTTCGGTACTACTTTTAGTTATAGTAATGATGCTCATTGTTTTGACAGGTCACAGGAATCAATGGTTTTAATGGCCGTTGTAGAGTTGTATATTCTTGGTGGTTTGAACGATGAGCTGTTGGAGCAGTGGAAGATTCAATATGGGGAACGACGAGCTGTCAATATGATGTTTGGTATAGTCATGTTTGTGGTTACTGGTGGTATATCGGGTTCATGGGAGACTCTGTTGAGGAATGGTTTGGTTACACTGTTGTATGTTGTTAACGCTGCAAAGCTCACTAGAAAGGATATTGTTGTTCTTGATATTAAGGGCGATGACGTTGATATTGAGTTAAGTAGAGAGCTGGAAGTTGACAGGACTATTGAGGTAGCTGGTCTGTTGTTTAACATGTCTTCGAAGTTCTATAGGAATGATGTTAGGTACATGTGTAAAGAGTTCAGAATAAAGGCTGGTAGTAGGTGGTACTTTATGGCTGACCCGTGGGCTAGGTCTCAGTCGTTATTATCCCCTGTTTGGAATGCCAATTTGGGGATGAAGTTGGGTGAACGTTGGATGTCATTTGCATCAGATATGCGATGGTATGACAATGGATTATTGGTTGATAAGGTAGCGGAATCTGCGGCTGTGTTGTACAGTTCGTCAGATGTCCCTTATGGGATGGCACGGGCTTTATCAAAGGTTGCATCGAGTGAGCGTGAGATGCATAAGTTGTTTAAACCACCTGTGTTGGTTTCTTAGTTAAACACAGGATTGATGCTTCCTTTGGGTTGAGCGTCTCTTGAATGATGGTGATAATTCACTGTGGTGTTGTGGGTGTATTTTTCCTTAACACGTTCTTTAGCAACAAGTAGGTGGGACTTTTGGTCTGCTTGTGAAGGTGTCCTAGGATTTTTCCGAAGTTTCAGTGAGGTTTGAAATTACTCTC